TTAATTTCATGTTCACGTCCACATCCCTGCATGGCACTACCTTTGTTTTGACCCCTGGCAATAGAAACCTGTCGTTCAATATTAACTTGGCCTCCAACAATAATGCTTCCGAAGGCACATTCGTTGTCAGCGACCAAATCAATCTTTTGACTGACGCTGCGGGCAATGCCGCCTCAACTACCGACCCGGATGCTTGCGTTCGTGTGCCGCTGTTGCCTACGACCAAAGAATTCCTGGATGCGGTCTATGGGTCATCGTTAACTGCCAATCGCGGCGCTCCTAAGTATTTCGTTCCGTTCAATGAAACCCTGTTCTTTGTTGGGCCGGTGCCAGATCAGGCATACCCAGTTGAGGTTGTTGGCACCTATCGTCCAAATAGCCTGTCTGCGACAAACCCGACCACATTCATCAGCCTCTATCTTCCTGATTTGTTCATTATGGCCTCCATGATCTACATCAGTGCGTACCAGAGAAATTTTGGCCGAGCCAACGATGACCCTCAAATGGCCGTTTCCTATGAGAGCCAATACCAAGCCTTGCTGAAGAGCGCGTTGGTTGAAGAGGCGCGTAAGGAATTCCAATCTTCTGGCTGGGCCTCTCAGTCCCCGGCTACGGTCGCAACACCATCGAGGGGCTAGCACATGCCTCACGGTTCATTGAAAATTCTACCAGGCGTAGATCAAAATAAGACTCCGGTTCTTAACGAGGCCGCAATCTCTTTTAGCCAGCTAGTTCGGTTTATACCTGACCGGACGCTTGGTGGGCTTGTGCAAAAGCTGGGTGGTTGGACCCGGTACTTTGCAACTCCGATTGGATCAATCGCTCGCTGCCTATGGGCATGGCAAGACACCAACTCCGCATCTCACCTTGCGATTGGGGCCGAGGGTAGTGCCAGCGGGGCTCTTCAGGTTATTTCTAGTGGCGTTTCTCAGAACGTTACGCCGCAGAAAAGCACGTTTAACGTAGCCGTCAGCATAAACACCACGGCAGGCAGCAATGTCGTTACGATCACAGATACCGGACGAAATGTCAGTTCCTATGACGTTGTGGACATTCAAACCCAGATCAGTGTTGGCGGTTTAATCCTGTTTGGCCAATACCAGTGCTACGCTTTAGGGGCAAACACATACAATATTCGCGCCATCAATGCCCTTGGGAGTCCAGCCCTAGCTTCTTTTACTACTACCACATCTCCATTGTCGGTAACTGGAGCATCAGGTACTGGTACAATCGCCACCATTACGTTTACCGGAGCGTATGTCTTTCCAATTGGTAGCGTCGTCAATGTTTTAAGCGTTAACCCAGCGGGATATAATGGTAAATATGTTGTCACTGCATCCGGTGCGGGTACGGTGTCTTTTGCCAATACTACCACTTCGGCCTATGTAAGCGGCGGAAATGTTTCAAACAACGGTGTGGTGCCAATTTTTACCACAACGAGTGCTCTAAATTTGGTTACGGTATTATTTCCTAGCCATGGGTATTTCCCCGGCGACACATTCCCTTCTTTGGTTGCATCTCCCGTTGGTGGGATAACAATTCAAGGGAACTACATTGTCGATACCACTACGACAAACACTTTTACATTTGGTGCCCAAACAATTGCGTCATCAACGGCTTCCGCCTCCATGAACAGCGGCAATGCCCGCTATGTTTATTATCGCGGAACCGGCGCCCTCCCGGCTGGCGTAGGTTATGGCATCGGTGGGTACGGAAGAGGTGGTTACGGCACTGGCTCGGCCCCTGTTATTGTACCGGGAACCCCTATAACAACTACTGACTGGACATTAGACAATTGGGGTGAGGAGCTAGTCGCGTGCCCTCTTAATGGGCCTATCTACATCTGGTCGCCAACAAGCGGTTCCCCTAGAGCTTCCATTATTCCAGAAGCCCCATCAGTCAATGACGGCGCTTTCGTCGCTATGCCGCAACGTCAGATTATTGCTTGGGGATCAACGTACACGGGAATCAAAGACCCTTTGTTTATCCGGTGGTGCGATGTCAATGACTACTCGGCTTGGATCGCGCTAATCACCAATCAGGCTGGCTCATACCGTATCCCCAAAGGCTCTCGGATCGTTCAATGTATTCAGGCTGGCCAGCAGGGTCTTGTCTGGACCGATCTTGGCGTTTGGGCGATGCAATACTCTGGGCCTCCTTACGTCTATCAGTTTAACGAGCTTGGGACCGGATGCGGTCTGATTGGCCGTAAGGCGGCAGCCTCAATGGGCGGCGTTGTTTACTGGATGGGGCAAAGTCAATTTTACCGCATGGCAGGTAGTGGTATTGAGCCTATTCGCTGCCCGGTTTGGGACGTTATTTTCCAAGATTTGGACACTACCAACCTAGACAAGATCAGGGTGGCAACAAATAGCCGCTTTGGCGAAATTTCGTGGTTTTATCCTACCAAAAGCAATGGCGGAGAGATCAACGCTTACGTCAAATACAATGTCAACCTTGACCAATGGGACTACGGGTCGCTGTCTCGCACGGCCTGGATCAACGAGTCGGTTCTCGGGCCTCCTATTGGCGCTGGTGTCCTGCCTGGCGGAACTAGCAATTACATCATTCAGCACGAGACCTCCGCCGACGCAGTAGACTCCTCTGGCCAGACCATTGCGATGAATTCATCTTTCCAAACGGGATACTTTGTCCTGACGGAAGCTGAATATAAAATGTTTGTTGACCAAATATGGCCCGACATGAAGTGGGGTTATTTCGGTGGAACGCAGGGCGCTAACGTGCTTCTTACGTTCTATGTAACGGACTATCCCGGACAAACACCGTTGGTATATGGCCCCTACACCATGACCCAAGCAACGACATACATTACGCCAAGGTTCCGGGGGCGGCTGGTGTCAATCAAGGTCGAAAGCAACGATATTGGGTCATTTTGGCGTCTTGGAAATACACGTTATCGCTATCAGCCTGACGGGAAATTCTGATGCCTGTCCCGTACATCATTGGTGACCCCTATATCGACCACAACCACTTCAAACACGACGGTGTAGCCATGACGAACGTAAATTGGAGATGGGAATTTCCTACTGTTTCACGAACAGATGATGGTCAATTTAATGATGTCATCCGCGACGCTGATTATGTTATCATTGGAAACGATGGGGAGAATGAGGTGCGCTGTTCGGGACGCGTTCAGCTTGACCCCGCAGTTACGGGAAATTTTGTCCAATATGACCAGATTAGCAACGTTTTAATGGCTGAATGGATTGCAAACAGGTTCCCTGAGCTTGTCTACGGGCATACAACCGATATTCAATTTGAGCTACGTGACCAAAGGGAAGGTGCAGTAAAAACATCGACCCCCCCGTTTAGTTTGTGAGGTGGTGGCATGGCATCTCTTGACGACATCCTAACAGCTGTAAAAAACGCTGTTGTTGCAATGAATAACATTTCACAGACAATGACTTACATTGTTGGAAATTCAACATTTGCATCTATTTCTGTTACAACTCTTGTTAGCTCACAGCCGGGACGGATTGCAAGGGTTAGCATTACCACCGCCGGAACGACAACGGGAAATATTTATGACGCTAACGCAACGGGTGTAACAACAAAGCCGATCTTTACGATTCCTAACACGATTGGCATCATCGAAGTAAATTTGCCGGTTTCGAGTGGTGTTGTGGTTACACCCGGAACCGGACAAGTTGTCACTGTCAGTTATTCGTGAGGACGCCATGCCATTGAAAAAGGGTTCTTCTCAATCGGTCATCGGCTCCAACATCAGCGAGCTAAGGCATTCTGGCCATCCCCAAAACCAAGCCATCGCCATCGCCCTGTCTGAAGCCCGCAGTGGCCGAGCCAAGAAGATGGGTGGTGGATCATTTACCAAGACAACTACATCCGCAGGGATCAAGCCCCATATCGGGCCAATCCATTCTCCTGTCGCTGGCCGGACAGACCATCTTCCGATGCACGTGCCTTCTGGCTCTTATGTTGTCCCGGCTGATATTGTCGGCGCTATGGGGGAAGGCAACACGATGGCTGGGTTTAAGTATTTGGACAAAATGTTCAATAGCGCTCCCGGCGTCCGTGCGTTTGTTGATGGCGGTCAGGTTGGAAGTCTGGTTCCTATCGTGGCGGCTGGTGGAGAATATGTTATCTCTCCGTCTGCTGTTGAGCATGTCGGAGCTGGGGATATGGACCGTGGGCATAAGGCGCTCGATTTGTTCGTTACAAAAATGAGAGCTAAGACTGTAAAAACACTAAAGGGTCTACCTCCACCGAAAAAAGATTAAGGGGAACTATATGTTTGACGATTTGGATGTACGGGCCGGTATCCCGGATGATATTCACCAGCTTATGGACTTGGCTATGGATGCCAGCCAAGAATTAGCTTTTGTGGACTACGACCCTAAAAAGATACTTTCGGAACTTTGGGCCGCACTACATCAAGAAAATGGCATGGTCGGCGTTATTGGTGAGGCTGGCAAACAAATTGAAGGCGCGGTCCTACTCAGGGTCGGAGCTATGTGGTATAGTTCAGAAGATGTTTTGGAAGAGAAGGGTATTTTTATCCATTCTGATTTCCGCAGCATCAAAGGTGGAAGAGCACGCCGTCTATGTGAGTTCTCGAAGCGCGTTTCTGAACAGCTTAGTATGCCTTTGATTATCGGTATTCTTTCTGATGATCGCCTTGAGGCCAAAGCTAGGTTGTATGAGCGCCAATTTGGCAAACCATCCGGGGCATTTTTTCTGTATGGGGCCAAGCCGGGGACTGGTCGGGTAAAGGAAAACTGATATGTGTGGTGGCGGCACTCAAACTACGACGCAGCAAGTCACTATCCCGCCAGAGGTTATGGCGAGGTACAACTCTGTCAATGCTCGCGCCGAAAATGTGGCCGCCACGCCCTTCCAAGCTTACACGGGTGAGTTTGTTGCCCCTCTGAATGAAACCCAACAACAGGGGATTCAGGCAACCGGCCAAGCATCCCAGTCGGCCCAACCATACTACCAGATGGGCACTGGCCTTACGCTTGCTGGAACGCAGGCTGTTGGGCCGCTTACTTCCGGTCAAATCAGCACCTACATGAACCCCTATATCGAGGGCGTTGTTGACCCAACCCTTCGCGCTCTCCAGCAGCAGCAGGGACAACAGCTCTCGCAGCAGCAGGCAGACGCCATCAAGGGCGGAGCGTTCGGTGGCGAGCGTTCTGGCATCCAGCGGGCGATGCTTCAGGGTCAACAGAACTTGGCTACTGGCCAGGCAATTGCGCCTCTGTACGCTCAGGGCTACCAACAGGCTGTTCAAACAGCAACTGGTCAGCAGGGCGTCAAGGCTCAAGACCTAGCGCGTTTAGCTCAAGCCGGTCAGCAGATTGCGGGTCTCGGAACTGGTGCTCAGGCGGCGGGTCTTCAGGGTGCTCAAGCTCAGATCGCAGCGGGTACACTCGGTCAGCAGACATCACAGGCTCAGAAGACAGCAGAATACCAACAGTTCCTCCAAGAGCGTGGGTATCCATACCAACAAGCTCAATTCCTTGCCAATATCGCGATGGGTACTGGTGCCCTCTCTGGATCAACCACTACAACAGAATCACCGGCTGGGTTCTTCTCTGACAAGCGTCTGAAGGAGAATCTCAAAGTTGTCGGTGAGACCAACGATGGCCAGCCGATCTATCGCTATAACTACAAGGGTGACCCCAAGACCCAACTGGGCCTGATCGCGCAAGAAGTTGAAAAGGATCACCCAGAGGCAGTTGGCGAATCACAGGGGTACAAGACCGTTGACTATAAGAAGGCTACTGACGATTCTGTTCGTCATCACCGTGCTTACGGCGGCGGCTTGGATGTAAATGCGTTTGGTGGTGCGGTCACGGGTCCGGGTGGATATGCCGGTGGCGGTCTCGTTGATAGCACTGATCTATCTGCCATTCTGGCGCAACAGAGGAACTTCTTCGGCCCATATGGCAAGGGCTTAGTTGGCGAAGGTCAGGTTGGTGGTGCTTCCGGCATCCCAGCAGCCAGCTTAGCTGTCCCAAAACTCGTCACCGCAGCAGGTATGCCGCAGCAACAGCGTTCTGGCCTGTCACAGGCTGCCGAAACTGGCTCTTCAATCGCTGGCCTTTATAAGACAGGTAAGTCGGCACTTGTTGGTGATAAGGAAGACGCTGGCCTTTTTGGTAAAAATGGTAACTTTAGCCGCGAGGGACTGGTCTCCGGTGCATTTGCTGGGAAGAAACCAGAGGCCACGGCAGACCTTCCAGCCGCTGGGGCAAAGCCAGCTAGTTCTGACATGTACGAGCCAAATGCGTTCGACAGCACTGGCGCAGGATTCTATATCCCCGGAGAAATGAATCGCGGCGGCGTTGTACCACGCGGATACGCTGGCGGTGGCGAAATTAACCCCTACGCCCTTAGCGCCGATCCAATGGCTGACGTTGTTCAAGAGGGGACTCAGAAAGCTCCAGAACTGACTAAGCCTAGCCAGGCTCCCGGTGTTAAAAGCCCGATGAGCGACGTTAAGGACGCTGTTGGCTTAGCTGGTTCGGTAGCCAGTGCTGGTACTGCGATTGCTAATTTTCTTCCAATGATTCTTGCTATGTCGGACGAGCGTCTGAAGCACGACAAGGAGAAGGTTGGAGAGCTATTTGATGGGCAACCAGTGTATCGTTATCACTTTGGTGACGGCGCTACCCAAATGGGGCTTCTTGCTCAGAACGTAGAGAAGGACCACCCGGAGGCTGTCCACGAGACCTCACATGGTATCAAGATGGTTGATTACGACGCCGCGACCCGCGATGCTGCCAATGACCGTCACGGATATTCCTTCGGTGGAATGCCTCGCCAAGGATACGCGACGAGAGGCGGGGTCTCTCAACCCTCATCTGATGAACCTGTCATTACAAATCCTGATGAAGCCGCAGCGGCACCTCATCCTGCCGACTCTATTTTTGAAAAGCGCATTATCCCTCGCGAGTCTGCTGGTAAACAGTTTGATAAGGACGGCAAGCCTCTAACTTCCCCAGCGGGAGCCATCGGTATCGCCCAAGTAATGCCGGGGACGGCACCTGAAGCCGCCAAGATGGCCGGGTTGGTATTCGACGAAGACAAGTACCGAAATGACCCGGAGTACAATAAGGCTCTCGGTAAGGCGTACTTCCGCGCTCAGTATGACCGTTACAATGACCCAGAAATGGCTATGGCGGCGTATAACGCTGGGCCAGGGAACGTTGATAAGTCTATCCAAGCCGCTCGAAGCACGGGTGGGGATTGGCGTTCTTTCCTGCCAAATGAGACTAAAAACTACATTGGAGCTCCTGCTAATTTGAGCGCGGGGAAGCAAGCTGGCGTACCAGCCCAGTCGGGCCAAGGGTCGTTTTCATTGGCGTCTATGCTGCCCACGCAAAAGGATGCCTCCGGCAAGGAATCCACGAACTGGGAGAAGGTTCTGATCCCACTGTTGTCAGGTGTTGGCTCGGCATTGTCTTCCACTCGCAATACACTCGGCGGCGCTCTTGGCGAGGGCTTGCTTGGGGCTGTTGGAGGCTACCAAGGCATCTCCAAAATGCAGGCCGAGCTTCCAAAGATTGAAGCCGAAACAAAAACGCAGAACGCGACCACTGACCGCATTAACATACTCACTCGCGTCGCTCGTGCCGGTATGCTTGATGCTAAATTCGTTCCTGATGTTGGCCTTCAAGTCTTTGACAAGGAGACCTTGGTTCCGGTCACGGTTACGGACAAGTATGGCAAGCCTCTTCCTGAGGCGCGGGAACTGGTGCAAGAGTTTCTCAGCCGCAATCCAACTTTCAACCTAAGCGCCGAAGCCAAAAAGGCCTTTGAGGCGGGGATGAAAAAGATAGAAAGCCCAAGCGTTTCTGGAACTCCTACCAAATCAACTGATGGCAAAACTACCACGGAACAGGGTGTCGTATCTGATATCTCAAAGTTCGTTCCGCCAGATGTACGCCCGTCTGAGTGGAATGCTGTTACGCAAGTCCCAGAGGGGTATCAGCCCAAAGGCCAAGGCGCGATGATGAGCCCGTTCAATGAAAATCGCGGGAAGTATACTGAGCGTGGGAACCAACAGGTAGCGGCTCTTCAGAACAAGGCTTTGACCGCCCCGGATACCCAGCTTATCATCGACAAAATGTCCAAAGACCTCACGACTGTAAATCGCGACAAGTTTACAGCCGCTGGCCCAACAGCAGTTATCCGCAATAATATTGCTGGCGGGATTAACGAGGCTGCAAGGGTTTTTGGATATAACCAAGTTATCGACCCATCGAATGTTGCGGCCTTTGAAAGCATTCAGAAGGGAACGGCCAACCTTGGGTATAAAACAGCCAATAGCGTTACAAATAGCCGCATTCCGTTTGAGCTTGTGAAGAGCGCTACTCAAGCTAATCCGCAGATCATCAACAGCCCGCTGGGCGCGGCAGTGCTTCTTCGGAACATCGAGCAAGGTGTTCAGTTGGAGCGTGACAAGGCTGCGTTCTTTGCATCGTACTTAAGGCGCTTTGAGAACGTTGAGGACGCGTTGACTGTTTTTGAGACGTTAAACCCGGCTAGAAAATATGTTGAGCGCGGCATATACAAAGCAATGGAAGATTTTATCCCGCAACAACAGCGCGATTATCTGAATCAGTACCTTTCGCGTGAAGATGTTGCTGGTGACGAAAAGAAAAAAGCGGCGGCTATCGCTAAATTTGACAAGCAAGTTGGCGTCAATGGCGCTGCCAAAATTCTTCTGGGAGAAAAGTGATGGCAGACGATTTGGCCTCTGATTTTCAGCTTCCTGAAATCAAAAAAGCTGCACGCCCCGAACCCGGCGAAGCATCTGACTTCATGCTCCCTGGCTATGAAGCCCCTGATGTTCAAAAGGATTGGGGTAAAGCAGACTTCCTTACAGAGGTCTTGCCAGCCGCCGTCCGTAACGCTCCTCAAAGCGCCCTGCACCAGCTAACAGCCATCCCAGAAGCAATCTATCATTACGACAGGACCGCAGAAGGCATGAAGATGCTGGGCCGTGGCATCTTGTCAAAGACAGGCATGGGTGGCAGCGAAGACCCGGAACAGCGAGCAAAGGATGAGGCCGTCGTTAGCGCGATGGTTGCGCCATATACATCCTGGGCTGGTTTTAAGAAGTCCCTAGCCACGGACCCATTTGAATTCCTGACCACAGCAGGCATGGCGCTTTCTGGCGGGGCCACTGGTGCTAGCAAGGTAGCAAAAGCACTTGCGTCAACCGGCACAACCGCTGGAGAGTATGCCGCAAAAGGTGTGTCTGGGCTTGGGAAGGTAGCAGAAGGTCTCTCTTATGCAGCAGACCCAACTAAGGCCGCTCTTGGGCTGGCTAGTGGCGCTGTAAAGTATGCAGCACTTCCTGCCGCAGCTCGCATTGCAGAACAAGAGGCCGGGATTAATAAACCTACATTGGCTCAGGCATTTGAAGCAGGCAAGTCACGCACTCCACCCAAAGCACCCCCCGGTACTATTCCTGAACCTGACTTCAAAAAAAGCTTCAATGACTACGCGACTGGTCGTGGTGATCCTGTGGCTTTTTCGCAGGGTAATGCCAAGGCTTTCAACGCTATGAAGGCGGATGAAATTGGAGAGTGGGCTAAAGACAAGGCCAACCTAGCGCAGCTTGGAGACCCGGTTGATTTTGCACCAGCATACAAAGCTATCCAAGATTTTAGGAACAGCATTGGGCCTGTTCAGGGCGGTGTTGGGCCTGAGATTCGGAAAGCGCATGACGTTTTAGATCAAGTTGAAAGCCAACTGCGGTTTAGGGACTCTCTTCCCGTAAACTACATTCAAGGCTTCCCGCAGCACGATCTTCTTAAAACAGTCGAGGGTGTAGATCAGCTTAAGAGGTCTCTATACAAGGATATGGATTCCGTTTCTGGGTATGCTTCGGACGCATACAAGCAGGCGTGGGCTGGTGTTCGGCAGTCTCTTTTCAATACAGCTCCAGAATACATCACGCTGATGGACAAGTACCAGGCCGTGCAAGATGGCCTTCAGAATGTCCAAAAAATTCTAGGAACAGGAAACCGCGTCGCTGCTAACACGGAGATGGCAAAGTTCATCAAGCAGTTTGGTGATTCGTTTGGCGCACAAGAAATTGAAAAACTAGCCAAGTATGATCCCACCATTCCGTACAAGGTGGCCGGGGCGTCTGTTTTTGCGGCTGCTGGCCATCCATCAAGTTGGACGACGGGCCTGTCTCTTGCACAACTTGGAAATCTTGGCGCGTCCCTGTTTACGGGAAACCCAATACATATGGCTGGGGCTCTCAGTGGCATTCTGGCTCAAAAGCAATTGTTGACCCCCAAGAACGTAACCAAAATACCCTTTTATGCTGGTGAGGCGGCGGGCTCTCTACCGGGGCGGGCTGTTGGGGCGGTGGTAGAGGGTGCTGGTGCAGCTAGACCTATTGTCCAACCCGGCTCAATGCAGCTTCAAAATGCTCAAACCGATGTAAACGAAGGGGATGAGGGTGACAAATTCCTCACCGTTCGCCCAGGCCGGGAATATCGTACAGGCCGAGCCAGTGGCGGTCGTACCATTGGCCACGACGAAATCTCTGATAGACTTGTCCGCATGGCCGATCAGGTCAGGAAGCAAGTCAGCACCCACACCGAGAAGCTTCTCGATACGCCCGACGATCATATCGCCAAGGCTCTGGAAATCGCCAACCGCGACATTTGAGGACTGACACATGACAACCAATAAGGGTTTAACCCAACCAGCTAACGGCTCGAACGTCGATACTTGGGATGTCCCGGTCAACAACAACTTTGGCTGGATTGACCAGGCGTTTGGCAGCACGACAAGCTTGAGCGCAACCTCTGGCTCGGCCACTCTGACGGACACCCAGTACCGCTCGCTGATTTTGGCTGTATCGGGAGCCATCGCAGCAAACGTGACGTACACCATTCCGTCCAGTGTTGGCGGTCAGTGGATTGTCTACAACACCACAACTGATAGCGTTGGTGGGCCTTGGACCATCACGATTGCGTCTGGTGGTGGCGGGACAAGTGTCGTCATCCAGCGCAATAAGGCCACGGTCATATTGAGCGACGGAACCAACATCAGGTCGGTGTATGCCGAATCTCTAACAGCAATAACGCCGCCATTCCCGTCCGGCACGGCCATGCTCTTTGTGCAGACCAGCGCCCCCACTGGCTGGACGAAAAGCACAACGCATGACAACAAGGCATTGCGGGTAGTGTCCGGTTCTGCAAGCAGCGGCGGCTCCGTGGCGTTCACAACCGCGTTTGCGTCGCAGTCCGTGGCGGGCACGGTCGGCAGCACGGTGCTGACAATCAATCAAATTCCGTCGCATAACCATAACACTTACAGTGTGCCTTTTAACGCAGGCGGTGGTGGCGCCACTGTTATTCAAAACATTGACCCTGCTACTGGATCTAGGACCGGCTCGACAGCTTATGCGGGCGGCGGTTTGGGCCATGATCACACATTTACCGGCACCGCAATCAATCTGGCTGTCCAATACGTCGATGTCATTATCTGTGTGAAGGACTGACGATGCAGCTCAAGAATGGCACGTTCTGCCCCCTGATTAAAAAGGACTGCGTCCAGCTCCAGTGCGCTTGGTTCACTTGCTTGCGTGGGACAAACCCCAACACTGGCAAGGAAATTGATGAATGGATGTGCGCCGTTTCTGCGCTACCAATGCTTCAGATCGAGGTAGCAAAAGAAGCTCGCCAAGGCGCTGCGGCTACAGAAAGTTTCCGTAATGAAATGGTTGAAATGCAAGCTAGTTACAAAATAAAATCAGCCTTGAAGAACCTTTCAGATTCCGCAAAGCTGATTGGGTAGGCTAGATATTAGCTTTGTAGCTTGGGTTTGAGATTTTACTGGTGCCACGATGTGTGCTTGGCATGTCGTAGAATTTCATTCCCAAAGCAGTCAGCCTCTTTCTGCATCCGTCTTTCGTAAGAACCTTTTCTCCCATAGCCTCCATAGCGTCAGCCAGTGAACCATTTTTGCGGTACACTTTCCTTGCAGCCATGATTTGTTCAGATGTCCAAGCCGGTATGTTTGATGCCATCATGTCCTCTTTAACGTTCTTTTCTTCATTGCGCGCAGACCAGCATGAACTTTTGTCGGGTATCTGTTCAAGCAAAGGTACTTTTCCCCAGTGTCGGCATCTTCCCGGCAATCCAGATAGACAACTAGCTTGTGATCCATGCGGCCCGAATAAATGATGTCGCCGTCTGGAGCCTCGTAGCAATATCCATTCTCACAATCCATGTCCGGCCTACGAAGCCACCCAAACTGCCAATGCCAACCTGACTTGATTAACCTATCCAGCATTTGGCTTAACCCTCCCAAAGGTGACGTTGTCCTCAGCCTTTATCATCTGGTTTTTCCATGTCCAGCACTGACCGTCAGCCTCAAAGCAAACCCATAGTAAATCATGTTCTGCGCCATAATCAATCAAGACATGTGCCAAGGCCCGACCCTTGGGTGTCTCTACCGGGATTGGTGGGTTCAGTTGTATCATCATCATGATCTAGCCTTTAGAACAAATACGGTATCTGTATACCTAGGACGGCGAGGTATAACCTTGACATAGCAGAGAGCGTGGTGGGTCTTGCAATAGCTTTTAGTCGTCACTGGCTCTCCACAAAAACGGAAGTACCGTGGGTGGTCTCCATCAATGACAAATTTGCATGTTTTAAGCGTCAGGCTCTCAAATGGAATGCCAACTTGGCTTTCTGGCTCGGCATCGAGTTCTTCCTCAACCGGCATAGCCACTGGAATTCTAGCAACCGCAGTTTTGGGAAATGCCCTAGCCTCAACATCAACGCCCTTCTTCCGCATCCGGTTTACCCGGCCAATGACAGCGTTTCTGGTAAGGCAGAGGATCGAGCCAATTTGACTGGCGCTAAGTTTTTCACCCCATAGACGTTGGATTTCATTATCAAGATCATTTGACATAGCTATCTCCCAAAAACGAGGCGGCTGTTGTGTGCCGCCCCTATGCTTACTTTGATGCCTTTTCCGCCAGAGTGATGTCCAGCAGACTAAGGTCCGTAATTTTTACATCATCCTCTTGCACCGTAGCTTCCTCCGGGAAGACAGAAGAAAATTGAGCTGCAAACGCCAGATAGTTAATGACGTCAATGTAGCTGTCGTCCTTAGTCGGAGATGCCTGAATTCGAGCCAATTTTGTGGAAACGTGAACCATTGCAACCTCAAAGGGAGTGATTTGTGCCCCTAGAAGAAGGGATGCGATCTTGGAGATGTTATCAAAACACACCTCTACGTTTCCGTACTGTAGACCCCTCTCCTGTAGGGTAATTATTGCTTGGCTTAAAATGTCCTTGTGATTCGTCATTTGCATCTCTTTCCATTTCAAAGAATTCTTGGGCCTTGCCAATGTGGGCTGTGTTCAGGACAATGTCCCCACGGTCTTCCCATGCCGTATCGTTGTTGGGTGTCCTGCGGCGATAGTACAAGCGCCCGGTGATGAATTCATCCATATTCATAGCGTCTTTAAGTTGATCGCATGAATCCACCGGAATTTCGACCGTCAATTGATGGACCAAAAAGCCATTAGCACTCGGCATGTTCATCGTAAGAAGAAAGCGCATTACAGTTCCTTTTCATTCGGCAGAAAGCTTCTAGTCAATCTATCTATTACTTATCTCTCAAAACCACAGTCCCGTCCATTTTACGTTTGAACTTTGACTGCTTTCCGCCGGGAAGAGGGTTCTTGGTGACCTTGGCTCCTATGTGACGCTGGTGGATGCGCTTCACCTTAGCGATCAAAGGCATATCCACAGTAGCAGTATGAATACGATGGCACTTGCGATGGGCAACCAGCCAATTTGTAGCATCATCAGGACCACCGCATTCAAGAGGTATTTCGTGACTAACATCCCATTCCTCTCCGGGGATGACCTTCATCTTGCACAGGTGGCATACGCCATTATGACGCAAGAAGATGTCAGCCCTCATCTTTGAGGTGATTCGAACACGTTTCATTGCAAGTTGGGCTTTTCGTTCCAGTTGCAAAGGCCTGCCCTATCGAGCTCCGCAATGCTTTGTAGGACAGCCAACGAAATCGCAGCTGAAGCGCTCATTGCAGAGCCTACACTTGGTGCGGACATACAAATAACTTCGCAGACAACATAAGACAAAGACATTAAGCTTTCGCGCGTAGGGTAACCATCAAGCGCTTCAAGCAACTCTGAGTTTATTTCTTGGATTACAGCATCTTCTTCTTCACTAAGTTTATGATCTAACATTTGATCCTCTATAGTTTCATTTCTGCTCTGCGCGTAGCTGCGTGAGACTGCCATTCACTGAATTGCATCCTGATATATTCAAGCTGTACCTTTAGAAGCGCAGCAGTTTTCCGCGCCTCTACCATTTTTGCAATGTATTCCGACCAATCGGGGGACGCCTTTACAGACATTTCAGCCTTTGAGACTGGCATATCCCCTAGGTCAGCCATCATCTTGGAAAGGAAAGCTGACTTGCTCTCCTCCAAGAGACTTGCAGAAGAGTCCGCATCAACCCACCGTTTGGCGATGACACGGAACTGTTCTGACAGTGGACGATTGCTGTCCATGACTAGAAGGGGACATTATCGTCAATGGCGTCCTGCGTCGGACGGGTATCGACCTCTTGGCGAGGCACCTTCTCCTTAAAGGAAAAACTGAACCACTTGTCGCCATTCTTGTCCGTTTTCTCCCAGACGTTCACCCACATGTCCTTACCGAAAACCTTGGCAGAGCCTGTGAGGTCAGGGCTGTTATCCCGGTCGCGACGGCTGTTCTTGAAGACCGACCCGCTGTTATCGCGCTGTTCGTAAGCCATTAGAGGATACCCTTTCCATATGCGCTCGTCAGAGCCTTGATCTTGTCATCCAGTTCGGTCAGGAAGAGCTTAACCTCCCTCTCCAAGTCTTGGATCATTCTCTCATCACGCTCAACGCGAAGGACAGACAACTGCATCTCCGCTGGCATTCTAGGGTCGAATGAAACAAAGTCACACCACTTGCGCCCCGTACAAGCCATTTGCCAGTGAATCTGGATGACGTACTTTCCGGGGACAGAGCCACCCAACAGCGTGTCGATATGCGTGGCCGTCATTGGACACTTGATTTCGATTAGCCCATCGTCATCAATCAAGCCGTCAGGACTGGCCCCGGCCATCTCGATCTGAGGATGCACGACAAGGCCCGTAGCTGTGACTAGGTTCCCGCTGCGAGATTCATATGCCGCACAAGCCATTGGTTCGGTCTCTGTCCCCCACTGCATTGCAGCCGACTGAAAGAAGTCAGATGCCTTGCCAGTGAGGCGCTCGCAAAGAAGCTCTGCCATGTAGTTGGCGCGGCTGGTGCTATACCCGGACTTGGTCTTGGCTACGACGTCCGCAACACGGGACGCAGTCACCCGACCGATTCTGGCGGCGATCCATTCAGGCGTTCTCTGTTCCATTGTGATTCTCCAAAACATTTCTAGCGATTATTGATAGTGGGTGCTCTTCATAGGTAGGGTGAAACGCGATGTTCATGAGGGCAACCCAATAGTCACCTTCACGCTCACGGCGGGCCACCTCAGACACCGGGAAGTCAATAGCGTCCATCTGGCTTTGAACGGCATGAATAGCGGCGTGTAGCTCAGACATTTTACTCATTAGCTTTTCCCTTCTTATCGTAGTCTGCCGCAATCTTCTTCCAAGCCGCACGGTCTTTCTCAGTGAAAGCACTGCGCTGTTCGGTGTTGAGAGCCTTCCACCATTCCGTAAGACCGGCAATGCCCAAGTTCTCTGCGACCGTCTTGGCGTCAGCAGCGAGGCTATCGTATTCCTCCTTGGGCAGCTTCTTAACTTCGACCGGGGCAGGGGCCCCCTTAGCGGCAGCAGCGTTGCCATCATCGTCATCAGCCGCAATGCACAAAAGGGCCATCAGGCCATACCGGCGACCGTAAGTGATCCCGGAACCAACACCGTGAGCGTCCCACTTATTGACGGGGATAAACACGATTTCAGAAATCCATTCACCGGACTTGTGAAGGATCATGGTCTCGACCTCGACACCACCGCCGCCCTCGGCCCGACGCGGACCCTGCACAACGGCAAGATCGTTCAAGGCCAAAGGCTCCCGGATCGCATCACGGACAGAAGCCAGATCAGCGTAACGGGACTTAAAGTGATCGTTCTTGGACTCTTTGGAAGCATCATCAATCATGCCCTGCGCCTTAGACAGCGCACCAGCGAGTGCAGAGATAGTGTCTGACATTTTCATTAGGTGTCTCCTTAGAGATCATTGAAGCAACCGGGGTAGTGGACCGGCTGACAAGACAGACCCTACGCCTGACCGATTCGCTAGTCAACCCCAAAGTTGACAGGTTGCCACCTTTGGGGTTAAGTGGCTGGCATGACGAACCGTGACCCTATCATCCTAAAGGTGTTTGAACTGGCTGGAGGCGCATCTGCCCTGGCCAGGGAAATGTCTTTGACCCGTGCTGCGTTGTATAAATGGGAGAAAATCCCATTCAAGCATCTGCGCTTTGTTGCCTCTCGGACCAAAATTCCCAAGCGCGAGCTTAGACCTGATCTGTATGAGGACTAGATGGCCAAAATCGAAGAGATCAGGCTGTCGCTTCCATACCCTCCCAGTGTCAACCGTCTGTGGCGGGCGGCAGCGGGTGGTCGCATGTATCGGTCGAAGGAATACAACGACTGGCGGTCTGCTGCTGGATGGGCCGTTTCGTCACAAGCTAAGGGCAAGGGCATCAAGGGCGAATACGTTCTAGAGATCAGGGCGGTTAAACCTGACAAGCGCCGCCGGGATTTGGGGAACTTGGAAAAGGCCATATCCGACCTTCTTCAGGAGGTTAAGGTGATCGAAGACGATTGTTTGTGCCAAGACATCCACATCATGTGGGTAAAGCTTGGACCAGAGTGCTTGGTGATTGTGAAAAAATATGAAGCTATAATGGAGCTATAAAATGGGAAAACGATCTGACTTTGAAAGAAAAGAACTAGATTTTTATCCAACCCCTATGGAAGCCGTCAGGCCATTAATTCCGTATCTACCATTAAAGTCTACATTCTGTGAGCCGTGCGCAGGAGCCGGTCATTTAATTCGTCACCTTGAATCATTGGGGCATCAATGCGTGTCGGCCTTCGACATCCGGCCATTGGCTGAAAATATCCGGCAGCATGATGCCTCTTGGATGGCATGGGACGATCTGAATGATGCTGACTTTGTCATTACGAATCCACCGTGGGAGAGACCTGTTCTTCATCAAATCATAGAGCGATCTGCTCGGCTGAAGCCAACGTGGCTACTTTTTGATTCGGACTGGGCATTCACCAAACAGGCTGGACCCTATCTCGAAATGTGCCGGAAGATTGTTACAGTCGGGCGCGTAAAGTGGATTGAGGGGTCTGACAATACCGGCATGGACAACTGCTGTTGGTATCTGTTCGACATCCATAGCGTAGGTCAGCCAACGGAGTTTTATGGTAAATGAAAATTAGCTTGAAAGATCAGGTTGAAACACTTGAGGAAACATTAAGGAACCATCGTGGATACGTAGCTTTTTGTAAACGTTACGCAAGTGAGCAGGACAGGCCCAAGGAAATCCTTGAAGATACGGAGCGTAGGCTCCCATACATGGAGGCTTGCCTGACCACAATGCAGTGGCTCCTGAGAAATGAAGATAAAATTAAAAATGCCTTGCAAAAATAGGGGAAAAGACATAATGTCCATCGACACCGAGACGGGAGAATACGGAATGTTCCTTGATACCAAGGACTTAAATTATTTGATAAATGAGCTGAATAAGCTTGGGTACAACCGCGCAGATATCGCAAATGAGCTCGGTGTCAGCTACCGGACAATGAGTCGGTGGGTTGCTGCTAGGTCTGCTCCACGGGTTGCCTTGATGGCAATGGAGTGTATTCTGTATGTGGATACGGCCTTAGAGAAGCTCCTCCAAGACGGGGAGTAGGCCCAAACGGACGAAACCCCGGAGGCTCGAACCATCCGGGGTTTCTCATCAACGCAGCGACGGTGATTCGCTCGTCGGACTTGATAGAGTGTATACCTGTCTTTTCTGACGTATGCAAGTCGCCCCTAAAATGGGGTATCAAATGTCCTTTCAAGCTATGGCGTGGGCTGTTAAGCAGCAAATATCTCCACGTGAAAAGTATGTTCTGATCATCATGGCAAACTACGCCAACGATAAGAGCAAGTGCTGGCCTTCCATCGCAACTCTTTGTTCTGACACGGGTTTTTCAAGAATGACAGTTGCGCGGGCTCTTGCGCAGTTGGAGAAGCTTGGGGCCATAACCGTGTCTAGGCGCGCTCACAAAAACATCAGGACAACAAGCATCTACCTACTCAAATTAGGGGCAAATTTTACCAAGGGTTCGTGCGGAGAAGAGCCTGAATCTTTTGGTTAGCCCCGCAGTATAAATCTGAACATCGGATGTTCCAGATTAGACATAAACCTATCAGGTAGAACCTATTACCTTCTACCTAGTACTGCCTAGCCAAGAGAGAGATTATCTAAGAAAGGTAGAGAGAGATGGAACTCAGAGGTTACCAGAAAGATACGATCACCAAGCTTCGTGGGTCATTGGCATCAGGCAAGCGCCGCCCGGTTGTTCAGGCGCCCACTGGCTCGGGCAAGACGGTCATTGCGGCTGAGATCGTCAACATGGCCCGGAACAAGGGTAAGCGAGTTATTTTTGCGGTGCCGTTCCTGTCGCTGATTAACCAGACGATTGACCGTTTCATGCAGAACGGGATTTTCGATGTTGGCGTCATGCAGGGCCAGCACGAATTGACGGACCCCAGCAAGCCGGTTCAGGTCTGCTCAATCCAAACTCTGGCTAGGCGGGATATTCCCAAGGCCGATTTGGTTATTATCGACGAGTGCCATTCCCGGTACAGGTTTCTGGATAGCTGGATGATTGACCCCGATTGGGTTGATGTCCCGTTCATTGGCCTGACTGCTACTCCGTGGGCTAAGGGCATGGGTGCTGAAGGCCGTTGGGACGACTTGATTGTCTGCACTACGACTTCAGAGCTGATCGAGCAGGGAACCCTGTCAGACTTCAAGGTCTTTGCACCGTCCCACCCCGACCTGACCGGGGTTCAAATCCAAGCCGGTGATTACAAGATTGACCAACTCGGTGTCGCAATGGACAAATCGGCACTGGTGGCCGACATCGTCAGTACATGGCTGGCACGGGGTGAGGACAGGCCGACCGTCGCGTTCTGCGTCAACCGTCTCCATGCCAAGCACGTTCAGCAGGAGTTCGTTAAGGCTGGGGTCAATGCGGCCTACATGGATGCGTTTACGGATATTGAGGAGCGAGACGCCATTGTCAGGCAGTTCGGGCAGGGTGACGTTCGGATCATCTGCAACGTGGGGGTTTTGACTACCGGGTTCGATGCTGACGTTCGGTGCATCATTCTGGCTAGGCCAACCAAGTCTGAAATCCTGTACACCCAGATGATTGGGCGGGGTCTCAGGACAGCGGACGGCAAGACAAACTGCCTAATCTTGGATCACAGCGACACGACCCTGAAGCTGGGGTTTATCACTGACATCCACCACGATACGCTCGATGACGGCAAGTCGGCCAAGAAGGTTGCGTCCAAGCCAGAGGTTTTGCCGAAAGAGTGCCCGCAATGTTCGTTCCTGCGCCCTCCAAAAGTTAGCCAGTGCCCAGCTTGCGGGTTCAAGCCAGAGCCCAAGAGTCAGATCGAGTGCGATGACGGTGAGCTGGTCGAACTCAAGCGAGGCCAAAAGGTCTCTCGGTCATTGAGCGTTGAGGATAAGAAGCTGTTCTATGCCGAGTTGCAGCGCCATGCGTATCTGCGTGGATATAAATCCGGGTGGGCTTATCATGCCTATAAGGATCGCTTTGGGGTGGGGCCAGCAAGTTCATTCTCAGCTACGGCGTCTTTAGGGATCAGGGCAGAAACCCAGAACTGGATCACTTACCGAGCTATCCGCCAAGCTAAATCGAAGGGGCCAAAGAAATGAAATCAACTCATGAAATGGCACGGGGGCGATGGAGCGAGTTGCTTCCCCATTTGGGGGTAGATGCCTCGTTCTTGAAAAACACTCACGGACCATGCCCTATCTGCGGGGGTAAGGACCGCTTTCGCTGGGACGATAAGGATTCCAAGGGTGGATATATCTGCTCTGGTTGTGGCTCCGGGGATGGGTTCAACCTCGTTCAGAAGGTCACAGGCAAGGGCTTTCCGCAGATTGCGGCTGAAATAGACGCTTGGCTAGGCCGGACATTTGCAGGAACTCCGGGGTATCTCCCCAAGCCTGTGGGTGAAGAGGAAGACCAGCGCAAAGCCATGATCCGGGTATGGTCTGAATGCTCGAAACCAACCCCGACAACCCCAGGCGGCATCTATATGGCCAGCAGGACGGGCGGAGACGGGGTCTGGGCGGGCTTTATGGAGCACTGGGGGGTTAGGGTAGCCGGGACCACTCATCCGGCCTTGGTGGGCAAAATAGCGAGCTTTGAGGGAAAGGCAGTCAACCTTCACCTGACGCTGCTAACGAACGGTGGTCAGAAGGCCAATGTCGAGCCGTCCAAGCGGGTCATGAGGGGCAAGCTGCCAGATGGTTGTGCAATCCGCATCGGAGAGGCTGGGCCAATCATGGGGGTAGCCGAGGGCGTTGAGACAGCCGTGTCGGCCTCGATCATGTACGGTATACCCGTATGGGCTTGCGTTAACGGAACCTTGCTCTCGAAGTGGATGCCACCAGCCCTAGCCAAGGAGATCGTTGTGTTTGGGGACAATGACCGGAACTTCGCTGGTCAGGCCAAGGCCTACGCGCTGGCTAATCGACTTGAGGTGATCCACAAGCGCAGGGTTACAGTTGAAATACCGGACATGCCGGGTTCTGACTGGAACGATGCGCACCAATCAATGTTGGTTTAATAAAAAAAAAGCCGGGGATCGCTCCTCGGCCTTTTCCTTTTGTTAAAATTATATCAACGGACCATCCGTAAACCCGTAAACGCCGTATCCCTCAATGATGACGATATAAGTGTCCCACCCAATGCGGTTGTCATAACAATATTGCTTAACAGTTACTTGATCACGAGCAACGTCTTGACCAAAAAAACGCAAGCCCTTTTGCATATCAAGTATTAGATCATCTAGGTTCTTAAGCTCCCTCACGGTATCCATAGAATCCTCAAGCAAGTATCGGTGGTCTCTAAACAGGGTCATCTATGTTCTCTTTCAATTTATCATTCAATTTATCGACATAACGGTATAAGGCAGAATACACAAACGGGTCCAAAGCGATAACTTTGTTTTCGTGGTGGTTTACTGCCAACCATATTTGATAACCATCGAAAGACGCATAAACACCATCACCGAGATATTCATCAGCCATTGGTATTCTCCTTTTTGGGTTTCCATGAAGGTAAGTTAAGTTTATCCCCGTCAATCCCAGTAATATATCCAACTACATACCTTCTGGTTCCATTTTTCAGTTCACACATTAGAATATAATACTCGCCAGAAGGAGCAATACTGAATTGAAAAAAATCATTCCTTTTCCACTGTTTCACAAACTCAATATTCATAAGGTCATCAATGGTTTCAAAATCAACACTTACGGGGTCAATGCCAGAAACAAAATTTGGTATGTGCTGTCTAATCGTTGCCATTATCTTTCTCCCCTAATGCAGCGCGGGCGCGCTTTATCCAAGCTTGTGTCGCCTCTTCATCGCCTGTCGTGACAATATCAAAGTCGCCGCTGGTAAAAAAATCTTGCAGCACTGCCCGCAAGCGTTTGATCTCAGCAAGACAATTATTAAGACCAGCTTCTGCTTCTCTTATGGTCATATTGCCCCTAGAATCAGGATACCATTTTAGATTGGAATATGGGCGTTTTGGAGTTTCTTCAGTCATAATCATCCCCATTGTTGAGCCATTGCTTCAGCTATTCCGTCATAGGTCAGTGACCGCTTGGCCCACCTATCGGCAGACGGTCCCAGTTTATTCTGCCCCGAATCAGTTTGGTTCCCCCAACGCATCCTGCCGTTCACGATCCTTGGGTCGATCAGCGCGGTGGGCATCAGCTTGGGTAGCCCCTTGAGCCAGAGACAGGTTGCCTTGCTGGCATCATGTCCGAATTCAAAAGGTTGAATAATCTGATCGGGTTTACGCCAGCGAGTAGACAGGCACCCAATCGGGTTCTTGATACAGATTCGCGGGATATCCGCAGCAGCTAGGTCCATGACAAACCGGATAGCGTCCCCTGTCATCTCGGCCCGCTCTGGACGGCGTGTGTTCCAATGCAAACCGGAGGAGGACAGGTAGGTGCAAGGCGGGTGGGCAACCATCAAGTCCCACCCGCTATGGATCACATCCAGAATGTCGCCTTGGTAATGCGGCCCCGGCTTCTCTGTGGGAAGGAGGTCACAGGACATAGCGTCATGGCCCTTACGGAGAAAAGCATCACGCACCGTCCCGGAAAACTCGCAAGCAATCAGTACGCGCATGTATCTCTCCCGCTTTTGTAGATGCTATCGACAAGGGCACATGCCTCGCCAAAGGGCATAGTGTTGAGGATTTGAAGGTTAGGGTGCATTGCTTTATATGCAGTCAGGTTCTGGGGTGACGGCAACGCCTTGGCTAGGGAATAGACCTTACCGTTATCGACAAAGCTGATCTTCTTCATCAGTCCCTTAACCTGTTTCTCAAGTTGCCAACGGTCCAGAAGGTCATCGATCAAACAATCCAGATCAACTGGGTAGGTGATGATGGTCGAACCCTCTACGCAGATGTTATCCGCAAAGACACGGTCAGGGAGGCTTGCCGCATAAGCATGGGCCTTGTCCACTTCCGCATAGGTCTTGCCCATAGTCGGGTAATACTCGTTAGCCCCACCCATCCCTCGATTGGCAGCAAGGAAGGCCTTCTTCCCATCGACGTATACGTCAGCACTGAAACAAGTTGTCTCTTCTGACATAGTCTTATTGATTTTGACGTTCTTGATAGAGAGTTTCATTGGTCCGGTCCTTATGCTGCGTCTTGGGTAGAAGTCACACCGCAAGCCTTAAAGAAGCGTTGAGAGTCAAATCGTGGGTTGTGTTTGATGGCCACAGAGGCAAGGGCGATAGCTGCCTGTAACCGGGAATGCGGGTCCATGATCGAGTTGATAGCCACTGCAATGTCTTCGAAGTGTTTTTTAGTCATTTGGTTCCCCTATGGAATATTGGTTCACCCCCATAACCTAGTCGGACAAAATGTCTGTGTCAAGTCCTTGGTCCACTCTCGGTCCATCGGTCCATCCTCGGTCCATCGGTCCACTCTCGGTCCATCGGTCCATCCTTGGTCCATTGGTCCATCAGCGGTCCATTGGTCCCTTGGTCCCTTGGTCCATCCAACTTTTTGGTCCGCCCTGGAATTTTTGGAAAAACTCATTTTGGTTTTAAAAACCCATTATGGGGCTGGCTGCCCATTATAGGGCCGGCAGCTCATATTGAGCGCAAAAACCCATTTTAGGTATATGTGACGGGTTTTGGTAAGCCTGGCCAGGTGTGGGCCGATTCGCTTAAAATGAGCTTGTCGTTAACCTGTTCGCTGCGCGAACATTAACTTTTTTTGTGCGATGCGAAAAGGTTAATAATCGCCCCGGAATGGACTAAACCGCTCATAATGGGTTTTGAGCTTGGAATCCGTTTGGCTGCAATGCGGCGCATATATATAAAGAGCGAGCCGGAATAATCCGGTAGGAAAGGGGAATAAGATGGCTACCTTTCAAGTGATCGAATCAGAAACGGGAGTCGTTCTGGCGTCTTTCGATACGCAAGCCTTGGCTCAAATGGACGTGGCAGTGCGTACTGTTGCGGGAGCGCGAGTCTTTTTTAAAAGAGCTCCTGACATGCAATGGCGAGTACGGGAATGCGCGCGCTTTCTTTCCGGCCAATATAAACCCGTTATATGGTCTAATGAGCATTGGTTTATAAACCGAGACGAAAGCTTAGTCTGTCATTATTTGCATCGCGCTACCGCTCACAATCTTGTGGCGTTTACGGAGTCGAATCAGAAAGGTGAACAAGACAGGCAAACTGTTATGAAACCGGGAGTCTATTTAACACGCTTCTTTTCTAATGTTTTGACCGTGCACGAAATAGAACACTATGCACGACTCCATTGCATGCAACCCGGCAAAGCTTGCGACATTAAATTCGCGATAAGCGCGCAGGATATTCAGGACATATACGAGCGTGGCCCTGATTCGTGTATGAGCGGCGACGTTTCCGATTATGAGCCAAAAATACATCCCGTTTCCGTTTACGGGGATTCTGATTTGTCTCTCGCTTATATTGAAGGCGAATCGGATTATCACGATAAAGAGATAAAGAGCCGCGCATTGGTTTGGGCTGAAAGAAAGGTTTATGGGCGCGTTTATCCTACGCCAGAACGATATAGCGACTCGCGGCGCGAAATAGCACGAGTCGAGCAAAACCGGCTTGTTCAAGCTTTGGAGTCGGCGGGATATCGCCCCGGCTCTTTTAATGGTGCAAAGATTCGTGCAATCCCGCACCGTCGCAATGAAGAGTCGTATGTTATGCCTTATCTTGACGGTGGCTATAGTGTCGACTTAGTCGGTGAACATTTTGTGCTGGGTAAACGTGCAAGCTTTGAGGCGCAAACAACTGATGGAATCATCTATCTAGAAGCACGATTTACTTGTGACAGGTGCGAGGAATCTGCTTGCCCCGACGACGCTAGTTCCGTTCGAGTCGCGCGATATTCGACGGAGTCTTGGTGCGAGTCTTGCGCCTCGAATAGTAGCTTTTATTGTCACGGGGATGAAGAAACATATTCCGACGAAATTGAATCCGTTTCTGATTCATGCGGAAACAATTATTCGATTTATTACGCGTCTGATAACATGTTCCGTTGCGACAATACTGGTTACTGGTATGACAATAGTGAAGCGCAAGACGTATATGTGCGTGGAATCCACGTAGAAACATGGTGCAGGGACGCGATATTAGAGGACGCGTTTTGCTGCTATGGTACTGGCGTATATTATGCGACTCGCTGGCATGATAGCGTCGAAATAGACGGCGAGACGTATCTCAAAACATATGCGGAGTCGGAACATGCGCTTTCGACTCGTTTAAAAGAGATAGAACAGGCGGAGGAATATGAGAATATCGCGCATATCAATATATATATCGGAGCTTAAACCATGACAAAAACCATGACAAAAACTAACAGAACGAACGAGTCGGCAAATACTGAATCCTTGTTCTACATGCTTCAAACCATGCGGCCGGCAGGATCAAAAACAGAGGAGTCTTTTATTGATCGCTGGATTAAACCATTGGGAACAGAGTCGGACGGATATGGTAATGAAGTTATCCGCATAGGGGATTCCCTTGTTATGTATTCATCTCATACAGATACTGTGCATCGCAATGAAGGCTCACAGCGAATCAAGATCGCGAATGGATGGATTAGCTTGCACTATAAAGAGCGCCGCGCGTCATGCCTGGGCGCCGATTGCACGGCTGGCGTTTGGCTAATGCGTGAAATGATATTGGCTAGGGCGCCCGGTTTATATGTCTTTCATCGCGAAGAAGAATCCGGGGGACATGGTTCGCAATGGATCGCGGAAAACAATCCCGGTTTATTAGAGGGAATCGTCGCATGTATCGCGCTAGATCGAAAGGGAACGGATAGCATTATAACTCATCAATATGGTGGACGTTGCGCTAGCGATACCTTTGCTGTATCTATGGCCAAGCAATTTAAAGGATTCAAGGCTGACGATACGGGGTCATTTACAGACTCCGCGAACTACACTCATTTAATCCCGGAATGTACTAATCTTTCTATCGGATATGAGGACGCTCACACTGAAAAAGAAAGGCTGAATCTGTTTCACCTTATTGAAATGAGAGAGCAATTGATTCGCTTTGATATATCGCGAGTCAATATAAGGCGCGAACCGACTCCTAAGGTCACGGCCTTGCCAAGGTGTGACCGTGGCGCTTGGAATGTATGGGATGAAAGGGAGTCGGGATGGGATGGGCGGGACAATAGAGCGGCGCGGAATGTCACAGAGTTTTGCCGACTCTATCCTGATGAAGTTGCGGATTTGCTAGGGCAATATGGTATCGGTCTTAATGATTTATACGACTCGACTCCTTGGTTAGAGTGACGGGGCGAATCAGGTAGCCGGCGAACAAAGGGGAAGGGGCGACTCTTCCCTTTCTTTTTTGTCTGGCAAAGCCTATAATGGGTGCAGATACACCGATATGAGCACCAGCCATTCTAAGGCATGCTACGCGGCAAAGATTGCGGGAAGCTATCTAGGTATCGGGATAACGATTCAGGGCAAGGCAAGCTTCATGGCTAGGGACAAGACCGCAAAGCTATACAAGACTCGCGCTACGACAGGGCAAGAGGCGAATAAAGAAATAGGAGCGCGCCGCGCTGAAATACGGGAAAGCATCAAAGCACGCATAGAGAAGGCAAAGGGACGCCCTACTACATTTAATGAGGAACAAGGAATAGAGCTATGTAAATTGATCAGCGAAGGGATGAGTCTAACGGAAGCTTGCGACTCATTGGGCTTGGCGAGAAGCACGGTGCTCACGTGGGCAGAGAGCGGCAATCAGCCTGCTTTTACGTCGAATCTCGCACGCGCACGGGAAGCCCTGGCCGAACATGCGTTCTCGGAAGCCTATGCGATACCTCGCAAATTACTGAAACTGTATGAAGAAGACCCTGAATTGAAACTCGATCCTGCACGGGTTCAACTGGCAAGGCTCGCAACAGACACTCTCAAATGGTACGCGGAGCGCCTCAAACCCCGCACGTTTGGTGAAAAGAAAATTGAGCAATCTGTTACAATCACGAACAATGCGCTTACAATTGACTCCCGCGAGCTATCGCAAGATCAACGTGACGCGCTACGTGGCGCTTTGCTGGCGGCCAAGAACCTACCTGTGACCATAGATCACGAGTGACAAGTGTTTCTGTTGAGCCAAAGGTTGACACATTAGACAATGCTAATATACCAGAACCCATTGTGAGCCACGGTCCTCACACTAGGCGCTACCGCTCGTTCTGGGCGCTTGCCCGGTTCAGGTACCCCGGCTCGAAATGGGCGGTCCCGGTCCATAGAACACCCCCTGGGTTTTAGGCTCCCCTGCCTTCCCACCAGATTTTAACCCTATTCAAAATACATGATTAGAATCCAAATCCCGTTTTTCCCCACAAATTTTCCCAAAAAATTCTGGACCTGTGCAAACTTATCCACAGGGTGCCCCCCCCTGGCTAGGCAGTACTACCTTTCCTAGACAGTACTACCGATACTAGGCTGTACTACCTCCCTATGGTCCTTTGGTCCCTCCATAGTCCCTTACCCCCCCCCTATGGAAAATACGTACCCACAATGGGTTGTAGTGCTCAATCTGGGTTAGGGATCATAGGTAGTACTCTATCTCCCTGTACCCTGCATAAGGGATCATCCCTGAACTGTTTCACGTGAAACATGCCTAGAACACCCTGTGTTGCCCTGGCCAGAAGCGTGGTCCAGACAAAGAAAAACCACCGAGGATTGCTCCAACGGTGGTTTCTGGCAACGGAGGCTGAATTCCATTTGCCCGATAACTCTATCACACCCATACGCCCGGTCAAGAAAAAGCCGCCAAAAGATTACTCCCCTGACGGCTTTCCCTGTTGGCCTGCCCGATCAACTTAAAGAGGATAGCACCCTAGAAGTCCTTCCACAACCTAGCAGCCTCTCCACAACTCAATCAGCC